TGCCGCCGCTTTGAGGCCCTCGGTTGGCGTACCCAGCCCACCACCGAGGTAAAAGTCCGTCACGACTCCACCGCTTCGAGCTACCACCGCCGCATGGCTGAGTCCGGCGACTATCTCCAGTTCGCAGCCTGCCGCAACGAGGCCAGATTCAAGAAAAAGTGGGGCCTCGCATGAGAGAACTGGTGATTGTGCCCACTTTTGAGCGGCCCGCGCTGCTTCACTGCGCGCTCGAAGCCATCCGCGAGGCCGACCCGGCGCTCCCGATCCATGTTTTCCCCGATCGTGGCACCAACGCCCTCGACATTTGCCTGAAATTCGGTGCCGAACAGCACCGCACCATCGCCCACTCCCACTACGGCAACTCCTTCAACATGCTGGAAGCGCTGAAATGGGCCTCCACCCAGTCCTGCGCGCTTGTTCACATCATCGAAGACGACGCTATCGTCGGAAAAGGCTACTTCGAGTGGGCCCGCCAAGCCCTCCGCGCCAATCCAACCGCCTTCGCGGCCTGTGGGTGGAAGTTTTCCCCCGATTTCATCCCCCAAGACGGTCCCGATCTGCTAATTGGCTGGTATTTGTCAGTTACGGCTACCCTTCCCAAGTCCAACCTAGCCCCAATCCTCCAGCACGCGCGCCCGGACTACTACAACGACATGCGGGGCTACTTGGATCGCGTCTACCCCTCCTCCCCTTACCGTGGAACCAAGCATTTCGAGCAGGATGGCCTAGTTTTGCGGGTCATGCACTCGATGGGCCAACGCGCAGTGTGGCCCCGGCGGCCAAAATCCACCCATATTGGCTTCTTCGGCTATCATGCACCAGGAAACGCTCCAGATCTTCCTCTGGACCGCGCTGTAGAGGTCATCAAGCTCGCTTTAGCCCAACCCACCGTGCTCGCCAACCTCATGGCAGGCGGAAGGTTCCCGGAAATCGGCTTTTGCTGGGGATGTGGCCAAGCCCTGCTCGTTTCGAGCCCCTCCCCGGTGGTCTGTGCCCCCTGCTTCCACGCCAAACGCCCAAAACTCGCCCAAGCCTCGCCCTTCTACCACATCTCAACCCAACTACAGGAGTCTCTGTGGCCGACACTCGGTTAAAACCCCCTCGGGAAGATCGTTCCAGCCCCAAGTACCGCTTCCGCGAGACCCCAGGCCTTAAACCTGTCCTCCAGAAGGTCCCGGCCATGTCCACCGCTGATCCGCTCTACGAAATGCTCCCCTCCCCGGACAAACTGGAGAAACTGAAATGGATTTCGCGCTTGGGCACCAAGGGAGAGTATGCGCTGATCCGCCCGCCCGACAACCCGCAGGATTATTCCTCCATGTCGCGCTTGGTGCGGGCTTTTATGACCGAATCCCACGCTGTCGAGGATCGCCGCTGCAAAAACCGCTTGGAAAAGGTCATGCGCAACATCTACGACATGGCTTCGACGCCCGGCCCGCACGCGGTCAAGGCCGCCGAGTTCCTGTGGGATCGCGGCTGGGGCACGCCCAAGACCAGTGCCGATGACGGGGACGGAAAGCGCGGAAACGCTGGCTATCAAGTAGTAATCCTGCCCCCGCCGGGCGAACTGAGCAAAGTCCCAATCGAACACGAGAAATCCGCCCTGCCCCCGGTCCCCGACTTCATCGACGCCGAGTTCAAAGAAGGAGCCTGAAAATGGCTGACGTTCTTCCCCCCAACGACCGCAACTTCATCGTCACCCGCGACGAGTTCCGGCAACTTGCCGCCTTGGTCGAACAAATCCAAGCTGCCATGAACCACAACGCCCAGATCATCGACCTTCACCAGCACATCCTCGCCAAGTTTGTGCCCGAGCCCTTGCTCCAGAAAGCCTGCGACGAATACCATGCCAAAACCCAAGCTCCCAGCGCCTCCGACCAGTCCGTCAACTGAGGGCGGAGTCAAACTCGACTTCGCCTTCCAGGAATCGCAGGTCAAGCTGTTCAAGTGGGTGAAGCGCGGAGGAGGAACCTACCTCCAGCTAATCGCACCACAGTGCTTGGAGGTGGGTGGTTACCGCTCTGGCAAAACTTCTGGTAAGTTGATGTATGGAGTTATTAACTACTGTCTAGCCTTTGCCAAGTGCGACATCCTTGTGCTCCGGCGTACCACGCCCGAACTCGACAAGGGCGCTATCAGCGACTTCAAGACCTTTGTCCCTGAGGAGCTTTACGACTTCAACCACACCACCAAGACGGCTACCTTTAAGGATAACGGTAGTCGCGTGGTGTTCGGCAGTTGTCCCAACGATGTGGAACGCGACATCGAAAAGTACCTCGGGCAAGCCTACCCCTACATCCTCGTAGACGAGTGCTCCCAGTTCAGCCCGGACGTATGGGAGAAGCTCTATGCCCGTAACTCGATCAACCCCGGGTGCCAAGAGGACAAGTACGGTAACTTCCCGATCCCTGCCATCGTGGGCTGCACCAATCCGATTGGCGCGCACTGGGGCTACTATCACACCAAGTTTGTCCTGAAGGAGCCGGTAGACCGGCCCGAGGGTTCCCGCCGCGCTCAGGACAGTTCATGGTGGGTTCAGGAGGGCGGTGAGTGGGCCTGCATCTACAAGCCCTCCGACTATGCCGCTAACCACTCCACGGTCCTGACCAACCTGATCTACCGCAAGCGCGACCCCGGCTATGTGGATCGCCTGATGGCCCTGCCCAAGGCCAAGCGCGACAAGATGCTGTTCGGGTTGATGGACGCGGTTGGAGGGCAATACTTCGACTGCTTTAGCCCCGAGTATCATGTCCGTGACCTGCGCGCCGACCCGGAAGCCATCATCTGGCAGGACTGGCAGCCCGTGTGGGGCGGCCAGGACTGGGGCATGGGCCACTGGAATTCCTTCTACCTCTTCACCAAGGCCCTTGTGCGCCGGACGGTCAGCGACGAATACACCCTGAAAACCGTCTGCTTCCGCGAGGTTGCCCCCGATTCGACCGGCCACACCAACCGGGACTTTGTGGACATGATTGACGCCTGCGCCTACTACCCACGCCTTCCCGAAACCCACCCCCAGTTCTCGCGGATCTCGGGCAAACGCTGCGAGGTCCGGGCCATCTACTTCTCTCACGAAAAGTTCTCCCGTGTCATGGAAGCCCACTCGCCGGCTGATGAGTATTCCACGCTCCTGCGCGCCAAGGGTCTCCCGGCAGTCAGCCGCGCTACCCGCGATCGCATCGGCTCAGCCAGTTACATCTACAACCAGCTAAAAAGTGGCCACTTGGTCATCCTCTCCACCTGCCCCGGAATTATCCAAGCCATTCCCAGATTGCCCAGAGACCCAGATCAGTTGGACGACGTGGAAAAGCTCAACACCAGAGACGACGACCGCTATGACGGGTTCCGTTACGGGCTCTACGGGGAGTTCCAGAGCCGTGGCGTTCCCCAAGAGGAGCAGGACCGTATCTACGCCAAGGGCCTCGACCCGATGGCCCGGTTCTTCTACCTGCACAAGCGCAGCCACGAGCGCGAAAAATCCACCGAAATCTTCCGCCAGAAGGAGGTTCCCGTATGGCAGACCAAGTTCCTCTCGGATTAAGGCTCCGGGAGTTCCTGCGCTACCTGTGTGGCTCCCGCTTGAGCGCCCATCTTGAACTCGAACTCGCCCAGCTTCGCCAGGACTTCGAGGCTCGGCTACGTGAGCGCGATGAGCGCGCCGCTGATCAGCAAGCCGAGATCGAACGCCTCCGCGCCAAGGTGGCCGAATACGAGCTGGTCCTGATCCCGCTCAGTTCAGGCATCCGGCTAGGTCCACCCTCTAGCCCGCCCTCATTTCCCGACCCAATAGTAGAGCGAAGCTCGTGGCAGGCGATCCGGGATGAGCACCTAGCCCGTCAGGAAGCCGAACCCGCGCTTGAGGAGCAACCATGAAAACAGCAGACGGCAAGAAGAGTTTCGGGAGCGCCTTTCGCGCCCATCGCTATGACCGTGAGCATGAAGGTCCTCGCGCCGAAGCTCACCAGATGGGTGTGAACTCGGCAGCCATGCCCGAGGAGCAGGAGGAAGCGCTGGAAGAACAGGTCCACCCTGGCATCCATGACGAAATCCAGCAGGTTGCCGCCGAGCATGGGCCTGCCCACGAAATCCACATGCAGCATGACCATGAAGGCGGGGTACACCATGTCACCAGCCACCACCCTGACGGCTACGTGCATGAAGCCGACCACCCTTCCGCTGAGCACGCGCACACTCACGCGGCTCATGCTGCTGGACTGGCTCCGCCTGAGGAGCCCGAAGAAGAGGCCCCCGAGCACCACTCTCCGAAGCCCAAGAAGGCGAAGGCTGAGGAAAAGGACGAATACGAGCCTGAAGCGCTGCCGGACTGACGCCGATGCCTTGGGATGAGGTCATGCACAAGTGGTCAGCGGGAACGCTCAAGTCGGGCGGGTCCGGCAAGCCTGTGCGTTCTCAGAAGCAGGCCGTAGCGATCATGCTCAGTGAGAAGCGCAAGGCGAAGTCCAACCCTGAATACCGCTCCAGAAAGTTCGCTCACGCCGGAGGCAGACATGGCTAAATTTGCCCACGCTACAAAGCGTGTTTCGCTGGGCTCCAAGGGCTCATTCAATGTGCGTAAAGGGGCCTTGCATCGGGCACTTGGGATTGCGGAAGATAAGCCTATCCCGGAATCGAAATTGAAAGGGCATCATCACGGAAAACTGGGCAGAATGATCGCCAGCGCTCGCGGATTTGCTGGTATGCACCACGGGAGCTAACCCTCTTTGGCCTTCGAACTCCAGACCGCCTCCGACTCCGAAACTACCGATCTCCAGCGCACTGCTCCCTCCGACGCAATCAGCGAGATCGGCCAGTTTTGCGCCTTCGACTGGAGCCCGGAGCCCCACTACCTCTCGAACGATGAGGTCTGGACCCCGGACGAATTCGAAGATGACCCCACCAACCCCCGCGACATCTCGCCCCTCTCCGCCGATGCCCGTAAGGCCCTGCTTGACCTTGATCTCCTCTGCGAGAAGCAGGACGTGGCGCCGCGCCGGATCGAGATCATGCAGTCCTGGAAAGCCAACCACTACGACCGAGGTTATCAGTTCCTGCTCCCGACTAACAACGGCTGGCAACTTCCCGGCAACGGCGGCCTCTATAGCCCCCAGAACCAGCAGGTTCTCTCCCGCACCTACCACACCAACGTCTACGGCGAGAAAAAGGAAATCATCGTCGCCGCACTCTGCCGCGAGACTCCCAAGGTCGAGTTCTTCCCGGTCAACTCCGAGCATGGCCCCGACCAGGAAATGGCCGAAGTCGCCGAGCCTCTCAAGGACATCTGGGCCAAGAACAACAACCTGCACAAGCTCCAGCAGGACATCGCCTCGATCTTCTGGAACGACGACCGCTGCCTGCTCTGGACCCGCTACGAGCTGAACGGCGAAGAATTCGGCTACGAGGTGGACGAGGAACCCACGGTTCCAGAGACCGAAACCAATCCTCCCGACACTCCCACTGGGACCGACGGCGACAACGCCTACCGCGAGGCCAACGAGTCCCCGCTCACCACCCGCCCTAACCGCAAACCTCGTGGCCGGGTAGTCACCGCCGCCTTTGGCAAGCTCGACCACATGGTCCCGATCAACGTGGACGGCGTGATCCAGATGGGTAGCGCAGTGATCTACGAGGACAAGGACGAAGCGATCTGTAAGGCCCAGTTCCCGTGGATGAAGGAAAAGATCAAGGGTGGAGGTGATGGCGTAGGTGAGACCGAGTTCGCCCGGATCGCGCGCGAGAACGTGCGCCAGGCGCTCGCTGGCCAATATGTCACCGGGGATGCCCTCAACCGTCACTGCGTCGTCAAGCACCGCTACATCCGCCGGGCGATGTTCTTCGACGGCAAGATCAACGAAATCACCCGCGAGGAACTGCTCGACAAGTTTCCGGACGGCGTGGTGCTGGTTAAGGCTGGCACTGAATTCGCCTTCGCCCGCAACGAGGGCATGGACGACCACATCACGATCGGCCATCCCTTCCCCGGCAAAGGCCAGAACCGCCGCGCCCTCGGGGAATCGCTCCTGCCCATCCAAGACTACATCAACGAGCTGGTTGCCCTCGCCCTCGACTTCGCCAAGCGCACAGTTGCCAAGAAATGGTTCGACGACGTTGCCTTCAACATGGAGGCAATGAAGAAGGGGACCAACATCCCTGGCTCCAGCGGCCCCTTCAAACGCCAGCCGGGTGTTCCGGTTAGCGAGCTTGTCTTCATCGAACCCACGCCCACTCCGCAACCTTGGCTGATTACCTTCATTCAGTGGATCATCACTAACCTGAGCGAGCAGATCAGTGGCGCCCTCCCTTCGCTCTTTGGCGCGCAGATCAGCGGCCAGGTCGGCTCCGAAGGCGTAGCCACCCAGCGTGACCAAGCCATGCAGCGCCAAGGCTGTCCGTGGAACTCAATGCAGATCATGTTCGCGTGTGCGGCAGGTCAGGCGGTGCGCTTAACCGCCCGCTGCACCTCCGGTGACATCACCGATGTGATCCCCGGCAAAGGCCCTGTTCATATCAAGGTCAACAACCTGAAGGGCAAGGTGCTGTGCTACCCCGAGTCCAGCCCCGACTTCCCTGAGAGCGCCTCCCAGAAGGAGCAGCGCGTCATGGGCATCGTGGACACCGCCATCGCCAACCCGCTCAGCGAGTTCTCGAAGATGGTCCTCGACCCGAAGAACCTGAAGGTGATCCAGAGCGCGATTCGCATGAAAGACTTCGTGATCAAGGGGGCCGCGTCCGTCTCAAAGCAGCAGGCCGAGTTCGAGATCCTCTTGCGTTCCGGCCCGCAGCCCAACCCGATGAAGCTGCAACTCCAGGCGGCTATTGAACAGGCCAAGCAGGGAATGGCCCAGATGGCCGCAAATTCGCTTCAGACCGGGATCGAACCCTCCCCCGAGGAGCAGCAGCAGTTCCAACAGGCCCCGCAGATGATCGCCATGCTCGAACAGCAGCTTGCCCAGCTTCCCGACGTGATCTCTACAGTGAAAGTCCGTGGCGACGGCTCCGAAGATGACCCGGTCGAGGCCAGTGTTTGTTTCGACTGGCTCAACTCTGCCGATGGGCGCAAGTTCGAGTACGGCACCCCTGAACAACAAGCCGCATTCCAAAACGTCTACACCCACTGGAAGGAGCACAACGACGCTGCCAAAAAGCTCGCTGCCCAGAACGCCCCGCCCCCGCCTCCGCCGAAAGTCAGCTTCAGCGTGCCGACCGACAAAATGCCGCCGGCAGAGCAGGCTCGGATTGTCGCGGCTGGCGGAGTGCCAGCGCAGCCGGGGGATTTCGAGGAGCACCAGGCTACTGAACTGAATCGGGAGGTGGCTAAGAAGGTGATACCTGACGCTCTCTACACCTCCGAACTCCATAAGCCTCCTCAATAGCCAACCGAACTTTAGCAGCCCCCGCTGCTAGACACGGCCCTGCGCCGAAAAAGGAGTCTCTATGTCCGCACCCGATGTGAGTGCCCTGCTTGATGTTGCCTCCGCTCCTGTAGAATCCCCCGAACCCGCCGAACCAGAACTCGAAGCCCCTGAAGCGGGTGCCGAAGCCGAGCCTGAAGCTTCAGAAGGTGGCCAGCCTGAAGAGCCTCAGCCTGAAGCCAAGGTAGATGGCCGCACCAACCCTGCCGCCATTCGCTCAGCCCTCAAGGCCTTCCGCGATGCGGACCCGAAGAATGCTCCCCTAGCCAGAGAACTCAACGACGGCTACGGGCGTTACACCGCCTACAAGTCCGAGTTCCCCACCGTGGCAGCGGCTCGTGAGGCGAGGGCACTGCTCGACGCGATCGGTGGCAGCGAGGGAATCACCGGGCTCCAGGAAACCGTCCGCTCGGTAAACGAAACCGACCGCCTGCTCTATGCGGGCGATGCCAAGGTCCTCGACTCCCTTTACGAAGACATGAAGTCGAACGGCTCTGAGGGGGCCTTCGCCAAGCTCGCGCCAGCCTATCTCGACAAGCTGCGCTCAGTGAATGAGCAGGCCTACTTTGAGACCCTGAAGCCCCATTTCTTCCAAGGTCTCGTGGACACCGGGCTCCCCAATGTGCTCCAAGCTATCGCCAAGGCTGCTGCTGGCGATAAGCCCGACATCGAGACCATCAAGCAACTCGTGAATGGCGCGTCCGAATGGTTCGACAACCTCCGCAACTCCGTCGAAGCCCGCGACAAGTCCAAGCTCGACCCCGAGCGCCAGGCCTTCGAAAAGGAACGCTCCGACTTCCAGACCACCAAGCAGAAGGAGTTCCAAGAAGGCGTGGCCTCTGCTGCCGAGGGCATTAACAACCGCGAGCTTGGCTTCGAGCTGGGCAAGTACCTGAAGCTGCCCTTCTTCAAGAACTTCTCGCTGGAGTCAAAACGCGACCTTGGCGCCGGGATCAAGCAGGAACTTTACCGCCAGCTTCAGGCCGAAACCGCCGACGGCAAAAAGAACGCCTACCAGACCCAGATGGACGCCTTCTTCTCGGTAGCTTCCCCCGACGCAGCCAAGATCAAGGCCTACCACGAGGCCACGGTCAAGCGCCTTGCCGCAGGAATCGTCAAAAGCGTAGTCAGCCGCAGGTACCCGAACTACGCTGCCAAGACCCCCGGCATAGCCAAGCCTGCTGCCGGCAAACCCGCCGCAGCCCAGCCTGCTGCCGGTGCTCCAGCCAAGCCCCGTTTCCTCACCCAGCGCCCCACGCCTGACCAGCTTGACATGACCAAGGACCCGAACAAGTATCTGCTGATTAGTGGAAGGGGCTACCTTAAGGGCACAGGCCAGTTCGTGAGCTGGAATCCCCGGTATCGCTGATGGGATACATATATCTTGTAGGGTCAAGCAAATACGGGTGGTACAAGATCGGGAAATCCATGCGTCCTGATGTACGCGGGCGCGAACTCGGAATCCTTACCCCCGAAAATCGAAAGCTGGTACGAAAACAGGTATTGCAAGAGCTTAAACTGTCACGAGGATAGCCCCAATTCCCAACTGAACCATGAGGAACAGTTTCACCCTCCAGATGCTACCTGGCCAAAGCCGGTCCTTTCAGGCCCGTCAGCCCTGATGAATGTTCCTCAAGACATTCTGGAGTCTCCACGCCGGGCGGCCCGTCTCATCCGCGCCGAGACTCAACGTGTGTCTGAGGAACTATGGCCGTCGCCAGTCCCAATCCGCTTGTCGAAGCCGCTGTGGAAGGTATTGAAGTAGAAGCGTTTGCAACCGAAATCCCCAACCTCGTCTATGAGGGCACCACGGGCTATTCGCTGTTCAAGAAAAAGGCTCACACCATTCCGATCTCGAATCAGACCTCAGCCGGCGGTACTGCGCGCCCGTCTTTCCGTATCCCCATGCGGATTCAGGGTGGCTCGCCGATCGCCCAAGGTACGGGCAACGGGGA